CGTCGCCGATTGCTCGACCTATGGATATCTTCCGAAAGCTGTCGTTCACGATTCCATCAAGGTATACGTCAAGAAGGATGCTGAAGCGTCGGCAAAAGAATGCACCGAGCGATTCGGCTACGAGGTTCATCTCCCGTCCGTACAGATGCTTAGGCAGTACGCGGACGATTGGGCATCATCAAACAGCGTGATGACAATCGATGAGGGAGAACTTTTTAAGTTGGATACTTTGCGTCGGGTGTGGGTTCATTGTTTCCATCACGAGCGAGCATTTCCTGAGGAAAAAGCTGCGCGTTTGGTAACCATGAACATCCAGCGTCACGAACCTGAAAAGGTGTTCTCGATTGAGAACGGCAACCGTCTTGTGAAGGAGGTTTTTTGATTTATGGGAGCTATTCTAGGTGGTGCAGCAATCATCGGTGGAACGAGCTTGCTTGGTGGCCTACTAAGCAAAGGAAGTAAGCCGAAGGTTCCTGCGTTCAAGCCAATCGATTTCGAGGCCGAGCAGAAGCAGGCGATTCAGCAGAATATCGCCGCGCTACAACCTGCCACCGAACTGGCTCAAAAGACGACCGCTGCTGAGCAGTCTCAGCTTGAGTCGCAGCTTCGTCGTGCAATTCCTGGCTATGACCAACTTGTTAAACAAGCTGGCGCAAACATTGGGTCGGCTTTGCGGGGTGAAATCTCGCCTGAAGTCTCCGCTCAGGTTCAGCGTTCGACCGCTGGACGCGCTTTGTCTGGAGGATTCGGCGCAGGATCTGGATTCGGTCGTGCGCTAACCGCTCGCGACTTGGGTCTGACCGGCATGCAGATTCAGAATCAGGGTCTTGCTCAAGCGCAGAACTTCATCCAGCAGCAGCGAACGTTCGGCATGGTTCAGCCGTTCTCGGTGAGCAGCATGTTCATCACGCCGTCTCAGCGTATCAATGCACTGGCGCAGCAGAATCAGCAGCAGTACAACCGCGACTTGCAAGCCGCTCAGGTGGCTGCAATGCCTGATCCTACGATGGCTGCAATCGGAGGAGCGATTTCTTCTGCCGGTGGATTCGCTGGTGGCGCGTATACTCAGCGCGGAATGATGCAGCAGATGCCAAGTTTGTACGCCACAACCCCCGGTGGTTCACCAAGCGTAAACAGCACCACAATCGACTACAGCACAGGTGAAACGGGATATCCAAATCCCATGTCACCCGCCACAACTTACGCTCTTCCGCCTTCATCGTTCTACCCTGGAATTCGCTGATTTATGGCCGACGAAACTCTTAAAGCATTTGAACTAGGCGCATCGCTGTACGACCGCGCGCAGACGCAGAAGCGGATGATGGAGCAGTTCCAGATGCAGCTTGCTGACCAGCAGATGCGTAAGGAACAGGCGGACCTTCAGAACAAGATTCAGCTTAATGCTTACAATCAGGCTTTGGATGAGCAGTCTAAGCTAACTAGGGATTACGGCAATATGCAGACAAACCTGCAATTGCGTGACGAGTTCTTTAGAAATCCAAAAGCTGAATTCCCGAAATTTCTTCCTGTCGAATCTAAAGCAAACCAGAACGTAATGTTCCAAATCAGCCAGCAATTGGACAATTACGCACCTCGCGCACGACTTCAGAAGTCTCTACAGACGATAGAAAATAAACAGCTAAGTGACGCTGCTGACATTCAAGAGTTGTACAATGTTAAGGTTGTGGCTCCAGACGGATCTATTGATCAGACTGTTTTGGATCAATACATGCCGAGACTCTTGGAAACCAGAAAGCTGAAAGATTACTCTCAAGACGTAAGAGCTGCATTTACTCAGACGGACAAAAATCTCACCTTTGATCAGCGGATTGGAGAGGCGATGAAGTTGGCCAAGGAGCGTGGAAAATCTCCAACTGAAAGAACTCAGGAGCGAAACGCTGAACTTGCGATTTCAGAGTACACATCTGCATTTGGAAAACCAGATGAGCAGACTGATGCTTTCATTAGAAACAACGCTCTGACTGGAAGATGGAAGACTCCAGAAGGAACAGCAGAAAAGCGGATTCTTGGAGACGAAACCATCTCCAATTCCGCATCCATGCTTGCTGATCAACTCGAAAACTTTGAAAAGAAGTTTGGTGCTGGTGCCATTCAAAAATACGTCGGACTTATTGATGGTAAGGTTGAAGAGTTGAAGCGAAAAATTTCTTCCGCAAAAACTGAGGAAGAGAAACAAGCGTACGCGCTGCTTCAAAGGTTTCAGAGCAACTTCAATACGGTTGCGTTTGAAAAGTCTGGCAAGGCTGTCACCTCTCAAGAAATGGAGAGACTTAAAGCTGCTCTCGGCAATATCCAGAGCAACAACTTTGCTGATGATGTCAGGAATTTTGCTTCTCTAGCGGCGGAAGACTACTACGGAACGATTCGTTCGTTTAAAGACAAGTACAGGATTACTCCAACACAAGTTCGTCAGGCCAACGAGCTTGTTGCAAAGTACAAACTGCCGCTTACACCGTTCGGTCAGCAGCAGCAAGCGGCTCCGGCTGCGGTTTCGCAAGAACAGCCGATTTCTCCTCAGGATGTTTTCAAAAACATTCGGGCAAACCGTCCGCAAGGTGGCACGATTCAACCTACAACTCCTCCGGCTTCGAATCGTGTTGGTCGTTTTGAAATGTTTATTGAAGGACAATAATGCCAACATATCGAATCAACGATCCGTCCACAGGAAGGACAATTCGCCTTGTCGGAGATAGCCCTCCTACAGAGCAAGAGCTTGAAGAGGTGTTCAGGTCGGTTGGCCAATCTGCTCCTGAAACTTCCGCGATGTCCGCGCAGTATCAGGCCCCACAACGGACTGGTGCTGACCCTTACGCGAGCATGTTTCAAGCTGGCTCTCCGCAACAGCTTCAGGCGGCTGTTGATGACGCCGGTAAAATAGGCGAGCAGAAAGCTATCCAAGGGGAGGCTGGCCAATATGTAACGCCATACTTCCAGCGTCCCGGCGTGATGACCGCTCCGCCTAGTGCAGCAACCTCGGAAGAGGAAAAGAAAAAAACTAAAGAAGCGGCTATTCAGGCAGCTATTACGACCGCCAGAATTGCACCCATTGCTGCCGTCGGAGCAATGACTGGTGGAGCTGGGGTTATTCCAGCAGCAATGGCTATGGGTGGTGCGGGAACCCTTGGCGAAGTTCTTGGCCAGACTGGAGAGTATCTTGCTGGGCAAAGAAAAGATTTTTCTGAAGGTCAGCTATTAAAAGGTGGGGTCGTTTCTGCAACTCCTGTTTTTCGTCCGTTTCAAGGAACTGTCGGCCCTCTGGGTGCCGGGATTTTTCAAGGTTCAGCTCAAGCTGGAGTTAATGCTGCAACCGCTGCATTTGGAGAAACCCTTCAGAAGTACATAGATCAAGGAAGACTTCCTACGCTTGAAGAAATTGGCAGCGAGATTTCTCTTCCAGCTATTTTTGGTTTTACAACCGGAGGTGCAACAGGTGCGCTTGCTCGACCTGCTCGACAGTTGACCACGGAAGAGCAAATCGCTCAACAAGGACGCCAAGCTGGCCAACGTCTTGAAGAAACGCTTGGAGCTGGAACCGCACCACTGACCGCTACACAGCAAACGGGAAGAAATGTCCCGGGAACTTTTGGCCCTGGTTCAAGCGGTCTTGCCGCCCAGCAAGCTCTTCCAGAACGCATTCGCGGTCAGCTTGGAATTCAGGCGCAGCAAGATCGAGGAGCGGCTCAGGTGGCTCAGCAAGAGGTTCTTAATGCTGAAACTGCATCTCGACAGGCTTTGCGTGGAAGTGCTGCTGGTGCAGGTGGTCAGGCTGTTAGGGAAGTTGAAGGCGTCATTGGAACCATTCTCCCTCGCTCACCTAGAGCTGCATCACTTCAAGATGCCGCCAACAATTCTGTCGGTTTTATTCGGGGGGAGGATCAGCGGCTGAGTGGGATTGTTGATGATGCTTACAATACGGCAAGAACAGCTCGAACAACTAGGTTGGGTGGACAAGCGGAAGCTCCAGTTACACCAAGTCAAAATCTCCAAGACACGATTGACGATGTGCTTGGAACTTTGGCAACTGAAGAACGGGTTACCGTTACTCCATCTCCAATTATTGGCGGAACTCCGACAACTACTGTCGAACGAATTCCTTCTCAGTTTTTTAATGAGGCATCTTCGAGGGCGAGAGCTTTGCTTGATGTCGCCAGAAGCCCACAGACATTTGAGCAGATAGTTGGGTTGCGCCAATCAATCGATGGAGTCATACATCAATTTCAAGAATTTGCTCCCGGTGTTGCCCAGAACCAGCTTCAAAGACTTCGCGCTGCGCTTAAGCAAGAAGAGCTTGCTTCCGCTCGTAGACTTGGAATTGAAAACGAAGTTGTTGCAGCTCAACGAGCTGCTGAAAATCGGTTCAATCTTCTTCAAGACAACCAGATCATCAGAAGGGCTTCCATTCCTGCCGCAGAGGGTGGATATCAAAACACCGAACAGTTCTTCTCCGACCTAGCAAGTTCTCCTGCTGGTTTTGAATCCGTTCGAAACCTTCTGACAACGAATCCTCAAGGCAGAATTCAGTTCGATCAAATTCGCAGAGGTTTTGTCGATTCACTGAGAGGCACCGGAACCGTTGATATCGGAGGTGTTCCAACCGAAAGCCTATCTTCTTTTGCAAACAATTTCAGGCAACTTCCGCAAGGAGTTAGAAATATCGTCGCCGGAAATGAGGCGAACGCAAACAGGTTGCAATCGATTTTGAACGATGCAGTACGCACTCAAAACGTCGGAATGTCGATTCCGGTTGCGGCTGGAATCAGCCCTCAGGCGTTGACTGAAATCACGGATAACATTGGAACCATCGCATCTCCGACCCTTCGGAACACCGTTGCGAACCTTGCAAGACAGGCTAGAGATAGGGCTGAAGAGTTTTTCAACACGACAACTCGGCGTGTTCAGAGAAACCAATTGAATCCTGACACTGACCCTTCTCAGTTTGTTAGGGATTTTGTGTTCAGGTCTGAAAATCCACAAGTTGTTCAGGATGCGCTCAACCAGCTTAGTCCAGCAATTCGCGATGCAGTTCGTAGGAATGCTGCAACCGCTGTTCTGAATCACGTTTCGGAAACCGGACCTGCAAATGTCAGGCGCGGAATCCAAAGTCTTGACGACATTGTTCAAGATCCGAATCGCATGCAGATCATTCGCGATGTGTTGGAGCCTAACGACTTCAACATGATCAATGACTACATGGCTTGGAATCGTGCCAGGAACCTCACGGCTCAAGGTGGCCGACTTCAGCCTGATCAGTTGGCCAACTCTGTAATGAGAGCGACTCGCGCTAGATGGGTTGTTGATGCGCTGGTTGGAAGCCCAACTGTCCAAAACTTTTTGAGCGGCGCAGTTCGGTTGCCGCAAACATTCGCCAACCTTAAGCCGAACCTGACGCTCCCGCAGGCAGAAGCGTTGGCCAAGGCTTCGAACATGTCTCTGCTTCAGTTCAACCGAGAATGGGATAATCTCAGCAAAAAGTCTGAAGAGGCTAGGGATAGCCTTCCAGAGGACAAGCGCGGCGTGTTTGACGACACCATTGGCGTCCCTCCTCGCCCTCGTTTCTAATGAAAACCTCCCTCTCCAAGAAAGGTAATCGCTACCAGGGCAAGAAGGTGACGCTCAACAAGCCGTTCTACACTCCGGGCGAGCGGAAGAAGAGTGCTGTCTACGTTAAGAATCCTGCTGGCAAGGTTGTCATCGTTCGCTTCGGCGATCCGAATATGGAGATTAAGCGCGACAATCCTGAGCGTCGAAAGAACTTCCGTGCGCGGCATAACTGCGCGACTGCAAAAGATCCTACGAAGCCTAGAACGTGGTCGTGCAAAGCGTGGTGATTTCGTCGGTAACAACTCATTCTAACTGATATGGACAAGATGAAACTTGGCGGTGGCGGACGTTACGAGAAGCTCATCGGCGAGCTTGAGAAGAAGGGTGTGAGAGAGCCTCGCGCACTTGCGGCCTACATTGGGCGTAAGAAGCTCGGCAAGGCGAAATTCCAATCGCTCGCCGCCAAGGGTCGGCGTCGCGCTGAGCGCGAGAAGGCTAACGCCTAGGTCGTCCGCCCCACGGCTTCTTAGCTGCGGATTTATCGACTACGAACTGCTCAGGCGGTGCGTAGTCCCAGGATATCGTTCCGACTCCTCGTTGAATGACGATGGAGCCGGTTTTGTTTCCGTTCTTGTCCTTCAGTCCTGACCTGTCTCCGCGCTTTGCCATTCCCAGCATAAAGCGTCGCGGCTGATTAAATCCAACCTCCTTCAACACAATCACCTCTCTCGCCCAGTTGGTCAGGTCGGAGCTTCCGAATCCTGAGTAGGCCATATCTGCCACGCTCTCCGGTTTGTCGTCCTTACCCTTCGGCTTGGGGAAGTGATGAACCAGCACGATGACGACTCCTGTCTCCATCATAATCGGCTGGAGCAGATGTCGCGTGAAGTTCGCGCAGACCTCGATGTCCGATGGATTGCCTCCGATGTAGGAGAGTAGAGGGTCGATGTAGACGATATCCACCTTCGTCTTACGAATGAGACGACGCAGCATGGTCGTGAACTCCGCGCCGGTTCGAACTGCCTCGCGGAAGAAGAGCATGTCCGCACGACGCAATCCGTTCCGCCAATCGCTTCCGAAGACCATCTGCGCGGCTCCCTTTAGAGCGTCATGCTGATCGGCGATGTCGTTCTCAGCTTGGACGTAGGCCACCTTGAGCGGTCGTACCGGCTGACATCCGAACCAATCGGAACCAATGGCCCACCTCAGTCCTTGATAGAACGCCATCGAGCTTTTGCCGCATCCGCTCTGACCAACAAAGAGCATCGATGAACCGCGTCGAATCCATCTGTCGCCGATCAGGTTGTCCGGGTCGTTCTCAGGATCGTAATCGATGATGCTCTGGAGCGGGAACTCCTGAGGCATGTCCTGTGACTCCAGATAGTCCGTGAACGCATCCCAGTTCACGACGCCCACATTGATAGCGACAAGCCTCTGCTCGTTGCCATCGCGCATCACACCGGCTAAGCGGCTGAACCTGCTCGCGTTCTTGTTCTTCGGATCGATGCCGAGGGCTT